TTTGGATCGTATACCAAAGGAGTCATGATAAGTGGGATATATGGTGCGTATACTGCACCGGTTTCTAAGAAGTTAGAACCGCGGAAGCCCATCAACATTACGTTTTCTGTCATGTATGGGTTCTTGTAGATTGTGTAACGGTTTTGGAATGAACCAACCTTTGTTACACCACCTGCGAATTCCATCTTATCACCGTCTGTTGCTGCCATAAATCCTGGGATTGTTTCGATGATTGTTGCAACGGTTGGTGATACTACTGCGAAGTTTGCACCACCTCTCATTGTCAATTGATGAATACGGTTTGAAACCTTTTGCATCTTTTGACCGAGTGTTTGGAACCAAGTCATACTGGTCCAAGCTTGACCACTGAGGGTTGCACTTGCTACGAATGCTGAACCGTTCCATACCTTACCAACTTCTGCGTTCCAGAATTCGGTGGTTGTTGCATTTGCAATTAACATATCAAGGATTTCGAGGTCGATTTCTGTTGAGATGTAATCACTTAACATTGCTGTTAATTCTGCTTCTGCATCAACACTGTGGTATGCGTTCAAGTCTTGTGCAAGTTCTGGTGACCAGACTGCCTTCAACTTACGGGTCTTTGCTACGATTGTTTCTGAACGAAGTTCCAAATCAATTTGTGGAATGTTCAAGTTTGTTACTGAGTTGTCACGATCTTCGAAGTCACCACGTGTGGTGTCTGTTGGTTGCTTATTGTATTCAACTGCTGAAGCTGATACCATTGCACCAAGAGCCGATGTACCACTTACGATAAGTGTTACGTTTGTACCGTCAAACTTGGTGAATTCTGGAAGAAGTGCACCACCTGCAACGTTTGTTGTTACGCGGAATGAACGAACTGCGTTAAAATCAGCATTTGAGAAACTTACTGCTGGAATAACGAACTTGAAGAATGATGCAAATGATGACGAGTAGGTGTCATTGTAGTTTACATCACTATAACCAAGTGCCGAACCTGAAGCGATTGCTGGGTTCAAAGTTAATGTTGCATCATTTACTGAGTATGCGTATTCACCAGCACCGTAGAAACCACCACGTGGAAGTACACCTGAACCACTGGTTGTACCATAGAGTGAACCACCTGCGGTCTTACCGTTTACTGTGTTTGCATACTTGAAGTCCATAAAGAATACCAAACCTGCTGGTAAGTTCATTGGTTGGACTGATACGAAATTCTTTGATGCGATTGAACCAAAGACCTTACGTACTAATGGAAGTGCGACACCTGCCCAGTTTTCACCAGCTGTGCCTGAACCACCTGGATTTGTGGTTGTTGCTTCTGAAAGAAGTTGTGTTGCTTGGTTTTCAAGCATTACTGCCATACCTTGCTTTTCATGGCCAGTTAAACCTTCGAGAAGGCCTGACTTTTCCCACTTACCTGCCAATTGGCGGGTTTGTTCAACTACTACGCGGTGTGCTGAACCGGCTTCGTTGATAAATTCTGATACACCTGACATATGATTTATCTCCTAAAATGTTATAGAATGCCTGCGAGTTGTTGTAGACGCTTTGCGACTGTATTTTCTTCTAAAATTTCCTTCTTTGGAGCTGTACTTACAGTTGGCTTTGATGCCAAACCTTCAGTTACAACCTTACTTGATGAGGTGCGTCCCTTTGCTGTCTTAGCAGTTACAGTCATTGCTTCTGCTAATGTTGCGTATACCATCTTAACTTCACGAACGTTGACTGCACGATCGAATGATTCGAGAATACTAATCTTTTGTTCGTTGGTTAAACCTTCCTTACGGAAAATCTTGTTGGTATAAAGGAGTTTTGCGTTTAGAAGATTTACTTCGTTAAGCTTGCCTCGTAGGACTTCTACTACCTTACGATATTCTGCAAGTTCCTTTTGAAGATCTGCCATCTTAGTAGCCATGTGATGCTTTTGTTCTGCGTCCTTAGCATCTTGGGCTTCTAATTCACGGATGATAGCTTCAAGGTCGAGTTCTTCTTCGCCTTCACCTTCTGAATAACCCATTTCCATCTTTGGTTCTGCTGGGTTCATTGCGAACTTATGTGGGTCTGATGCATCTGTTGCATCTTCTGACTTGCCCATAGGATTCATTGCTGGAGCGGTTGGCTTGTCATCATGTGCTGACTTAGCTGGAATTTCTGGCTTATGTGCACCACCTTCTGGATTTTCATCTGGGTATGCTTCGTCTGCCTTTTCTTCTTCCTTTTCTTCTTCACCGTGTTCCATACCTTCCTTCATTTCTTCCTTTTCTTCTTCACCTTCATGCTTAGCTTCGTCGAGTTCTTCTTCTTCCTCTTCTTCAGCTTCTGAAAGTGCCTTTACATCTTCTTCTAATTCCTTGATTACTTCGTCAAGGTCAAAGTCTGATTCTGACCAATCATCATACCAATCGGTTGATGAATCGGTTTCACCTTCACCACTCATATCATCTTCTGCTGAATCAAATGCTGCTGGTGATGGTTCCTTATTGTCACCTGTTCCGATTGTTGATGAATCGGCTGGCATTTCTGATGAACCAACTGGATCTGCATCTTGGAATGGTTCTTCCTTTGCCTTTTCTGCACCTTCTGCGGTTTCCATTGCTTCAGCGCGTAGGCGCTTTGCTAACATGGACTTGATTTGGGGTGTGAATGTTTCTTCTAATGCAATCTTTGCATTTGCAATTGCTGTTTGACGAACAGCTTCTGCGTCTGCGATAGCTTGCTTTAAAAGTTCGTTCTTGATTTCTGCCATATAATGCCTCTCGTTGTGTTTCAATAGTTATTTTGAACTATTATACGGTTATGAATACAAAAGCATAGACACCCCAAAAGAGGTGTAATCTATATAATATATATTAGTTGTTTTACAAAAAACACCATTTTTTACCAATCAGCGTTCTTTTTCTTTTCTATCTTCTTTTCTTCTCGTATTCTACGACGAAGTGCTTCTTGTTGTTTTAATATCTTTTTCTTTGACCGCTTCACATAAAATTCACGGCGTTTGACTTCATTTACTATTTCTGCTTTCTTAACCATTTTAGAGAATTGTCTAAGTGCTCTATCTAAATCACCTAAACTTTCTCCTCGTACTTCAACGTACATACAACCTCCTTAATATTATCGTGTAACCAACTTATATGCAGTTGCCACCATTTTTTCCATCGGAAGTGCCAACATCTTCTTACGGTTGTCTGGTGCCAACTTATGTAATACTTTAGTAAGTAATGCTGCTGTATAAACATCGATTAACGTTCCATCAATTTCTGCTGGATGCTTATCTTTCACAATACTTAAAATCTTACTTTGCTTTTCACTATAGTTTTCATCGGTAGTGACCAACTTTGGGTCATTTGATACTGTTGGTGTTGTATCGTCCGATGCAACAGTAAAATCAGATACAGGAACTGCTCCTGCAACCTCGTCCTTTTTCTTTGGTAATTTAGAGATTGGAGTTGATGCATATTTTGTTACATCACCCTTAGACATAGTTTTTGCCAACTTTTGTGCAGTTGGACTAAAATCACTTGCCTTTGCTCGTCCAGTTTGGATAGCATGAACAATTCCCATTAGTTTTTGTTGTGCTTTGCTGACTGCTGGCATCCTATCTCTCCAAATATAATTCTGGTCTTACATAACGAAACTTACGCATCAATTCACCTGCCACTGCGTTTGCTTCATTTTCGGTGTTTGATCCATCTTCACCATTTAATTCTTGGCCACTTATACGTTGTTTGTGATGCACCATTTCATGTGCTAACGTTCGTAAGACATCAGCGATATGTCTATTACCTTTGACAATTACGATTTCATCCGTATCGGGTCTGTAAGTTCCAAATGTCAAATTTTCTTTAGAATAATCACTACCAACAAATTTAATACTCGCAGGTAGTGATTTAAGTTGTAGCTCTTTAGCGACAAACTTTACAAATTCATCTGTAATATTTTCATTTAGTAAAGCTTTGAGTCGCATATGCGCCATATTACTTGGTCTTTTTCTTACCGTTGATTTTCTTTGCAACTTTCTTACCAGTTGTCTTAACTGCCTTGACTGCTGCAACTGCGTCTGCCAAATCAACCTTACCATCACCATTCACATCAACCGCCTTTACGACAGTTTCTTCAACCTTCTTGGTTGCCTTTAATAATGGTGCTGGTGCTTGCATCATCTTACGATTGATGAAGTAGATTGCAACTGCTAAACCTAATACTAATACTAAAAACGTTGTCATAAAAACTCCTTTACTTTAGTTCACCTAAGAAGTCGTAAATTAATGTATCAATACGACTATAGGGGGTGATAATTTGACCACCCGTATTTTCGTTAATAAATGCACCGTGGGTACTTGGATTACTGACGATATCAAAACAAATAAGGTTGAAATCGTCCTGTACTTCTACAGCGTTTTCACCGATTTGCTTGACGGAACCCATACCACGAGAAGAAACCCCCAAACGAATATTATTCTTGATTAATTCACGAACAATATTTCCAGATGGTGTTGATAAGATTTCGATATTGCCCTTTACATCTTCACCTTCAAACCAAAGTTCGGTAACATTACAGCATACATTCTTTAAATTGACGACCGGACTTTCTGGATGGTCTAATTCACCCAATGCTCGACGTTGTGTGACGAAATTGTTCTTGTATGCGATTGCTTCACGAGCCAAGATTTCTTTTGGATATACACGACCATTTTGGTTTTTAAAGTCAGCACGTTGTAATAATACGTCTTTCAAAACAAGTGGTTTTGAAATATCTGCTGCTTCACTTAATAATGCTCTGTCATATGAAATGACGTTATATTCGACTAATAGTGCTTGCATATTATTGTCCACGGATTTCACGGATGCGTGTTGCAACACCAAGAAGTTTTGCTTCTAACTTCAACAATCCTTGCTGTGTACGCTTCCATAGTTGTTCACTTGCGATACCTGATTCAGTCTTTAAACGTGCATTCATTTTGATAACACGTTCGATTTCTTGTAAATTTCTGTTTAGTTGAGAAATAGCTTCCGCAATCTTTCTGTGTGGTGTCTTTGTGGTGTCGTTCTTATATTCGTAGTACTTGTTTTCACTTAATTCTTTTTTGACTATTTCCATCTTGTCTGCTGGTCTATTTGCTTCTTCTTCACCTTTAGGAGTCAATTTAAATCCTGTAGTTGCTGTTGCGATATGCTTAGAACGAGCAATACTCTTTTCCTTATTACCACGGAAAGAATACGGAGTTAAGTACCCAGGAACACTTGCTGTTGTGGTTGCCTCATCAAGTTCTTTCTTGATAAGCTCACGGATAAGCTCACGAAGTTTTTGTACGTTATCCATAGATTAACTCTTTAAAGTGTCTAATGTCTTGGTAATTTCCAAGGCAATTAACAGCGCAGTCATATGATTTTCCTTAATGACTTGTGCTGTTTTAATCTTTTCTAATTGGGTGATTACTTCAGATAGTTTAATCTTGGTAATCTTATTGTCTACTTTTTGCAGCTTTGACTTGATTTCTGCAACTAATTCTACTGCTGCAGTGACCGCATAATTACGAAGTGCTGTGGAATTAGATACGTTGTAGATGTATTCACGAAGAAGATTCTTTTGACGGTCATCAAGTTCTACATACTTTTGATTGAACTTTTCCATCAAAATCTTATAGGTCAATAAACGTAAATCTTCTTCTTGACCTTTCATTGCTTCAAACAGTGCGGTATCATTCTTGATTTCCTTACTGATGATTTTACCACTCAAATGTTCTACGATGGTAAATTTTGCTTCAACCATTCCTTCAATTTCGTTGAAGTCTTGGATTTCATTCACTGCACCATCGAACACCTTATATACAGAAGCATAAACTTTATAGGACGGAATACGGGCATTTAAAAATTCTTTTAAATCGTAGTTATTTTTGATTTCACGAATTAACTTATATTTTTGTGTATTTAATGCTGTTTCGTTTAACTTTTTACGTTGTGCGATTAATACATTAAGAAGTTCAAATGCCTTGGTTTCACTAAGTTGTTGAGCATTGAAAAACGAACGATAGAGTATCAATTCTTTACCAAGTTCGGTTTTGGAATTGAAGTATTCTTTCATCAGCTTGACCGCAGTTTCTCCACTACGATTTTCCAATGCGTCTGAGGTAATTTTACGGACTAATAATTCAAATAGTATGCCCGTATTCCGTATTTTGTTATGCTTGACGTTTGCTTTCATAAACATCCCATTTTTGGTGACAGTATACCGTCATATATTAAATATAACGAATATTAATAAGACTTTAATTTTCCAGATTTAAAATATTACTTTCATCTAACAAAGAACCCGTTGGTTCTATATCTTCCATCAAAACTTTCTTTGCTGGTTTTTTAACTTGACTGATTAATGCTTGGATTTCCTTTGTTAGTGCAAGTGGTGACTTACGCTTGTCGTTTCTTTGTTTTTTAACAGTCAACGAACCCATATTTTCTTTATGACCAAGTGGGTCACGACCACGTGGATGACTATCTTGACCAAACTTCATACCCACTTTTGGACGACCCATCTTAGCTTCTTCCAATTCTTCTTCTGGAACTTCCTCTAATTCACTTTCTTCTTCAGAAGGTTCTAACGAAGCTAAAATTGTATCTACGTCATCAATTTGTTGCTCTTCTTCCTCTGTTGGTGGTGTTGGCGTATCGTCCGCTGGTTCTTCTGTTGGTGCTGCTCCACCAGCGTCAGGACCACCCGGTGCTCCTGGTTGTTGTGGTTGTGCGGCTGCTTCTAATCCTGCCATTCTCTTTACATCTTCTTGAATTTTCTTTTGTTCTTCTGCAATTTCATCATCAGACAATTCAAGAATATTATGGTAAATCCATTCATGCGACAACATCTTACTATCCATAATTTGTGTTGCCACACCAACCTTTTCCTTCCACAAGTTTAATTTTTCTTGTTCGTAAACAACTGATGGATTGGTAAGTGATAATTCAAAGTCAATTAAATCTTCATCAGTAAATCCTTGGACATACAAATGAATGATTGCAATCTTAGTCAATTCAGACACCATTACTCGTTGTACACGTTCAATAGTACGTGCAAAACGAACGTCTTGCGCCGCCAAGGTTGCCTTACCATTAATATCTTCTTCGTATCCAATAAATGACTTCGGTACTTTGAATGCTGCCATTAATTTATTACGGAGGTATTCGATATCTTCAATTGCGTTGAATTGTAGACCTGGAAGATTTTGGATATCTGTTCCAGAGTCTTTACCACGAACTGGCATATAGAAATCTTCGGTAATATTTTGCATATTATATCGAAGATTGTAATCACCCGTCTGTGGGTCAACTAATGGTGTTTTCTTCATACGGTCGATGATACGGTTCATAAACGTATCAATTTCCGCTGGTGGAATATTTCCAATATCGACCAAAATCTTACGCTTATCTGGTGCTCTCATAATACGATGAATTAACATCGCATCTTCCATCAATTGGAGTTGCTTCCACACACGGCGACCACCTTCAACCATACTCTTACCATATGGAAGGAAGTTGGTATCTGCTAACATGCGGAAATGTGCTATTTCGTAATTATCAAATTCAGTCTTACCTAATGCTAAGAAATCGTTTTCAATCTTAAACTTGACTGAGAATGGATTACCTGGGTCTTGTCCTTCGATACGAATGGTTTCATAAACAGAAAGTGGTAATACGTTCACGATACCATATTCTGGGTCGATGTCGAGATATAAAAAGAAATCTCCATACTTGACCATGTTTCTGACCCATGGCCAGAGATTGAATTCGATATTCAATACATCATAGAATAAGTTATGAAGAATTTCTTGGATTTGTGTATTCTTAGAATGAATGGTGAGGATATTACCAAATTCATCCTTTACAGTTGATTCGTCAGAATAAATGTCCATTACCGATGAGATAATTGGGTCATTATCCATCATATCATAATCACGGAACAATTGAAGTCGTGAGCCTTGGAACGCTGCCGCAGCTTCATATCGTCCATGTGCAGAACCATATCCACCCGTCATAGACGAATAGACGCGGTGGTATCTATCAATACCGCGTCTGTTGATAAACGATTGAATATTGTCTGTGTCGGCTACTTTAAGTCTTTTTCCACCAACATTACGAACTACTGTGTTAGTAGAAAATAGTTTCTTTAGTCTGCCAAATATGCTGTTATCAGCCATAACCCCTCAACTTGTTAGTAGATATACAATTCGTCTATTGACTTGATAACCATTTCAAGAACTGTTGTATCTAACCCCTTCGTTGGTTTTTGTAATAGACTATTTAATGTTTCACGTAAATCACGTGCTGGCATTACCACGGTTGCTAATTCGGTCATATGCCATTCAGACATCGTGTTGTAATTATATGGCATTTCATTAACCTTAGTAATACCTGCCAATAATTCTGCTGCCAATTTCATTACCTTATCTTCTTGTGCTTCCTTCAAAGTTGGAACTAACTTTTCAAGTAATGCGACCAAACGCATTGAGTTGATGCGGTTTTGCTTACCTGCTTCGGTGATTAAATCTGTGAGCTTAATCATGCTTTTTCTCTCCTATCTAATGCTGTTCGCATTTTCTTAACATCTTGTGGTTTTGGTGCTGCGTTGATTGCCCCACCAGGTCCTACGAGTTGTTCTTCCCATGTACGACATGCCCAATATCTAGCTTTTGTTCTTGGACCTGGATTTGCACAATTATGACGAGCGCGGAATGCTTTACGACGAGAAGGAATGTTCTTCTTAATTTTCATAGTCTTTTCACCACGCTTACGAGCGGATGAACCACCGTGACCAAAACTAACCTTCTTAATATTACCACTCTTTGGGTCACGAACATATACCTTGAACTTCTTGGTGTCTCCTCTCA